GCCATTTGGGCATCTATGATATCGCGTTGAGGCACTTGAGCCGGAGGGTCAATGCCTGAGTTACCCAACTGTACGGTGGGCGGTACTAATGCGCGTGGGCGCATAAAGCGGCAAGTCGTACCACCATTGGCTGGCATTGAGACTTTATCCGCGGGGATGATGTAATTCATTGTTGGAGTTGGGACATAGAGCATGGCAGGAGCCAAGCTTTGCAAAATAAGCGGTCCCAAGTTCCCAGTAGTCGTAATCGACATGAGAAGTCCTCATGAAAACGATTAGTGGGATATGTGATCGGTGGACGACGCGACCTTCTACGTCCGTTCTCAACATATCTAGAGAGGGTGCGAGATCCTCATACGCGAATGCCATTGACGGCAGGCGGCCGAAATTTCAATTATGCAAAAAATAATTTAGTTGTCAATAGGACGACTGTCTTTTGTTGGCATCGCCATAAATCTAATCTTCGATCCTTTTTGCTTAATCATACCCCATTCCAATGGATGACATGTTTCATTATGTTCTGGATATTCCCAAGAATTGATAAAATCAAGAAGTGTCACAATATATTCGTAATCAGATGCATTGAAGTAGACTTTCACATCAACAGAAGGAAGTTCATTCATTTGCTAAGAATCCATGCAAGAAATGCGGCTATGAGACATAGGCCGACAAGCATGATACCACCGGAAATTAAGAGCGCGGGAAGTTGCATCTGTTGAATTTTTCTCATTTTGTTTGCATGTTTTCATGATATGCCAACGAAATCGACATGTTCGTATCTATCGGCGTTCCCCATAATTTTTTCAGTGACGCGACATCGCACTCTGTATAACATGCAGAGCACATCATCTTACCGTCTTTGTCACGACGATCTTTGAATAACCGTCCGCATTCGCACATTTCTGGTCCATGGCTTGTTATTTTTGCGTTCATCGTCTGATTTGGTATAGTTATTTCTTAATCTCCTTTAGCATATCCATGCAAATCGAATAAAGGCCGTCGCTTCGCGCATTTGCTGAATCTATGCGATGACTATTAGATATAATCATTGTGACTAGGATTGCAGCTATAGCGATGTTGACGCCGATAATTGTAATGGTGTCGGCATGATCTCTTAGAAAGCTTGGCTTGTGGTCCATTACTTTTTCTCCTTAAGCAGGTCTATGAACATGCTGTAGAGCTGATCAATGCGTTGTGCATGACCGTCTAACCGTCGATTAATTCCAGAAATATCATCGTGAATTCGATTGACTTGCCAAAAGATAAATCCTCCTAGCACACCCATTATTGTGATAGCTTGTGTCCAGTCCATCTTATGCGCGCGCGGGGACTCCGTCCTTTAGGGCGGAGAGGAAGCGCGGCCTCCATATGTTTTTGCATAGGCGTTGATAACATCGTCTGGTATTTCATGAGGACATTGGGCACAAAACTCTTCAAGCTCTACGCAAAACAGCGTATATTGACGATCCGGTTTGGTTTCATCAACACTATTATAGAGTCTGAATTGTTCTTTCCATCGTTCTTTGAATGCTTTGACTTGCGTGCATGTATAGGTTATACCGTTTACAGATAATCTACAAAGGGTATTTTTAGGCCCTTTGCTACCATGTTTCTTCATAACTGCCACTTCTTTTGCCTTAAAACAAATTTTCCTTTATTTATCACTCTTATGCCTAGGTGATAAATGCGATGATTCATCAAAAATTTAGGGTTATTGGATTTTTTTTCCCCCATAAAGCCAATTTAATCTCCCCTTATATCAGTGTTGGCTTTGATGATTTTTTCAGCTTTACTGCAGGCTTCTTCGATAATCTTAGTAAAATGTTCCCACTCTTCTATCTCTTCGGGTGTCATATCATCCTGTTTGAGTTTGACCTGTATATCTACAATTACTTCCTTTCCAAAATATTTATTGGAATAATCCATCACATTCCTCATCTTCCCTATCAATCTGTAGCAAATAGTCGTTCAGCAATTGCACAGACTTTTCATCCTCATAGCACTCTCTGCACATTTTGAAAAACATGCCGCCAAAGACTTTAGAGCCTCCTCCTATCGAATCTTGTTTGCAGACCACGCAGAGATGTGTTTGCATCATCTCCCCATTTTGTAGATTTTCAAAAATTCTTGGATATTTTTCTCCATCATATCCTCAGCTTCTTCTTAAGCGCTTGCATCTGATCGTACGCCGTCTTCATCTCTGTGGGATTGTAGTCCTTACCAACGCCTACACCACCATAAGGAGCCGCACCTATACCGGACGGCTGATAATAGGGACTACGTCGATTAGCATCAACCTTTTCCTGAATGGTAGATTTAGGTTGCTCAGCCTTGTCACAGCCCAATGTTTTGATATTCTCATATACTAGCTTCTGCCTCTCGAACCCTTCAGGCATATTTAGGATGGCTTTTGCAAGATTCGGCGCCTTTTGAGCAAATCGATTGATGTTATCCATATGCAAAACATCATTGAAATCAGGATTGCTATCTAGCCAGGTCTCTCGTTTGATTTCTTCTTTAGCCTCATATTTAGCTTTTTCGATCGCCTTTTGAATTTCGCTGTTAGTTTTGGTTTCATATTTTGATAGAGTCTTTTGCAGCTTTTTCTTGTCTACATAAGGCTCTTGATCGTCATCTTCATCATCATCTTTGACCGGTTGTTGCCTTCTGGATAGTTCGTCTGCACGTCTCTCTGCTTCTAGTCGGGCTTGATTTGCTTGTTCAAGCTGCCGCTGATACATCTGCTCTTGTTTGCGGAAGTTCATCTCTTTATTGGCAATCTGTTCTTGTTGTACAGATGCTTGACTTTCTTGATTCGGTATGGTCATATTATCCTTTGCCCTTGACGCTGGCATGCGGTTGAAGATAAGTTGATTAAAGAACAATATTGAATTTAAGGCAAGGGTCCGTGAAAGTTAATCGACTTGAAGCGCACGATCGCCTCACTTATTTTAAGCACGACCAATGGGAGACAATTTCTCGCGGTGCTGAAGAATGTCTCAAGACCAATCCAACATCATTAGCTATACAGGCGAAATCACCTTATGTTTACCTCTTTGCTCATCCACGAACTGCGGACGATGGCGTTACTCAGCGCATGCTATGGCAGGCACGCATCTCCCGCCCGTCTCCTCAAACAAACAGCTATCTATTTAGAGCAAATTCAAATACCGACGTTATTGAAGTCTGCTGGTTATTACCGCCCCGAGAATTATGGGACCAATACTCAACCGGTAAAGTTACTGAGAGCAACATCATTAAATGGTCAATTGATCAATTCCGTTACAACAGAAAGACACTCGCAATGAATCATCCAGAGGATCTCTCCGAAGAAAGAGGCAAAATGATCTATCTAGATGTTATAAAATCAATGAAATATCAAGCTATATGAGGGGAAATGGATAAATTAGGCTTCTATATCATCTGGGAACATGATCTCTTGGTCTTGTTCGGCATTATCATCCTTCTTGCAGCGATTAAAATCCTACGACCGTAAGCTAATGATGAAAGCGTATCTTATAAATAAAAAAAATGGACATACTCTAATCACAAATATGTCTGAATCCGAATTCAAGAAATTTCAAAATGGCTTTCAAGCTATGATGGAATATGAATGGAAATCTACGCTAGACTCTTTGGAGGAGTATGTATCTTCTTAGGATGCATATCAGCTATCCCCGGGCTTCCCTCGCGTATGCGACCAACCTTAGCTTTGATTCCTGTACCGTAATTATCGCCCATGCCATAGGGAGTATTGACCGTATGAGCGAAGCGATTCTTCCCATACTTCTTAGGTTGTTGTCTATTGAACGGCTGCGCGTTACCATTCAATGGCATGTAAAGCCTCTAAGAATTTAACTTCATCAAATATACAACCATCTTCTTTAGCTAATCTGGCATGCAAGATGAGCTGCTTTGGAGTCCATTCCCACGCTTTCATCGCTGTGATAGCCCATTCTGTTGAGAGATGAAACTCTTTTGGCTCTTGAATTCGAATCATCCTAAATCATCATCTTGAAGCGTATTTCGCCTTGTCTGCGGTAGCACATCAACATGCTGCTTAGGATTGCCTGTATGACCTACCGGTTGCCTATGCGCAATGCCGTAATGTGTCCCAGCATTGACAAAGTTGCTGGATCGCTGATCATATTGAGGGCACCTGAAGTCCCACTGAATGCCTACACCATCGACGGGCTTATCTTTAGGATTCTGCTCCTTGATACGGCATGGATCTGCAAATTTAGACTTAGCCGATTTCTCAGATGTTCTACCAACTGCAGCAGCGGTATTGCCATATGCTTCAACAGTCTTTGTCTTCTTCATAGTTCCTCTTTCAATCTTTTAATCTCTCGACACATTTCTGCAAACGCTTCACACAAATTAAATTCTCCGGCTTGCGCTGCCTTGGTATGCGAATATTCTTCTGAATCTGCCTCAAACTTCTCAATCAAGTCGTCAAGTTCGTATTCCAAATTGCCTCTTTGCTTCGATAACAGGGGTTCCGTTTATAGTCACCCCGAAACCAAACTTTAGTTTCTAAATTGTGGCAAGCGTCCTTGATGACCCTTTACCTGCTTGATGCCTTTAACCTGTGTTGCTTTGATTGCCTCAGTAGTATCTTCATACATAGGAAGCGACCCAGCGCCCTCTGCCGAGCTTTCCATCTTCTCTTTGTGGGGTCCATCAGGAAATACGCTTGCAGCGCCTTTTCCACCTGCCCAAAAAGAATGGTCGTCAATACGCTGTCCACCAGACTTAAAGGTCCCCGGACGGCTATCATCATGTTGTTTCATATTTACCTCATTTGAGCCATTTCCTGGCCCTGTTGTTGTTGATTCTGATTATTCATACTACCCATAATTTGTTCAACGAATCTCTTCGACGCTTCGTTCCTCTCAACATTCTGTCTCGTAGTTTTTTCCGTTTCTTCTTCGTCGAATTTAATTGATTCAAGATTGTTAGATTGTAGAAACGTTTCAAGTTCACCGAATTTCTGGATTGCTTCCAGCAGCTTCGTTAGGGCTTCCATCTTCTCTTTGGCCGCTAGGCTATGGTTCTTGCTGATCATCGACATACGTTCTTCGAATAGGCCTACATTGCTTTCGCTTCTGGAATCGCGCTCTCTTGCCTGCGAAAGTTGGTTATGGATCTTCGCCATCATATCCTTAAGCTTCATCTCTTCAAGCGTATGCTTGAGGTTCATCTCTTCACCTTGAGCTGCCTGCATCTGCTGCTCTTGCTTCTGAAGGATCTGGATGATCTCGCCTTTACCGGTGATGTTAAGTTTCGGGATGATCATAGACGGGCTGAACACTTCTCTACCGAAGCGTTCATTGATCTCCATCATATTCTGGGCTTGTGAGCTCTGCTGCGTTGGCGTTAGATCGCATTCTTCCACCACAACTTTATATTTAGCGAATATCCTACTATAGAAATGAGGCGATGGTTCCTCACCTATCAGTAATGCTACCTTCGCTGCATTCCAATTGTTAAGCACGATCTGGAGCAGACGATCTCCAATTAATTTGTCTGCATAGTCCCATTGATCATAGTACTTCTGCAATACCATGAGATTAGCAGCTTGTTTGATAAATGCCGTCAATGCGCTAATCTGCTTATCTTGCTGTCCAGACCAATTTTCTATATTCACGCCCGACGTTTGCCATAGTAAATCCGACATTTGCTGCGCTAATGCTAGATCGCTCTCGGGAACAGCGCTCGGTATGATCTTCTCGCAGTCTGTCAGCTCATAGCCTGGGTTGATGAGCACATCCCAGCCTTGGCCGCTCTTCTTTAAATTGTCCTCATTCGCTACAGCTCCGACTTTTCGTTTCCATCCCGCATTGATGGTAGCTGAGGCGATATCATTGTTCGTAATGACTTTGTAATTAAATAGAAATTGAGGATCGCGCATCGTCCGCACCAGACTGCGAACACGCAAATCATAATAATTAATATGAGGATCATAATTCCAGAAGTAAGGGACAAACGGACAATCGTCGAAACCCAGCGGATTATCACCCTGAAACATAAGCTGATCGTTGAGAACCACTGCCAGTTTCCAGCATGGTTTTTCAACGGTCACCTCCTCCATGTCCGGGATCGAGTATAGGATCTGCTCCAAGTGACCATCATCCCCGGCATAATCAAAAAATTGATTACGAGTGCGGGAATACAATCGCTTCTTCTTGCGCTTCCACTTGTACCACACATATGAAAGTACCATGAGGTCGTTTCTTGCCATATTGTAGTTTTCGGGGAGGAAATAGAAAGAGCCGTATCTCTGAGGAGTCCCGGCCATCGGAGCAATCTGCTCAAGCTTATCGGGAAAACGATGCTCCGCTTCTTTCTTTGAGATATATTCTTGGCACCATACAAACTGTGCATCTGACATATCTGGGCTTCTGAAATAAGGGTCGACAAGAAAAGAGTTGTATTCCCAGACTTTGAGTTTAAGGCTCCCCTGCGCTTGATCATCATCGGTATAATCCAAATATGGCTGTAGCAAACACATACCCGCCACAGCCGCCAGCTCCTTAGCTTTAGAACGCTGTTGCAATATAGATCCTCTACTGCATTCCTCCATGATCAGCTTGGTATATTGGTCACACGTTTGCGGATCCGCACCCTCTGTCCCTTCATACATATAGCCCTTGACATGCTGACGCTCGTAACCCGTCACCATATTCACAGGCTGTTGTATCAGGTTAAAATAATATTGTTGATAAGACGTAGAAGGACTGAAGTTAAAATACCGGTTCACAAACGTCTGTGATCCAGCATAGAACAATGTATCAATGTTGGATTGGTTCCAACGCGATTGTTCGATCGGCTGGAACTTGCTATAAAGATTATCTAACCATTGGCGAACATTGCCTTGGTTCGGCTCTAAATTGTTATTCCAGGGTGGATAATAGAACGACGTAAGAGCCTCCTAGCGCGGAAAGCCCTAACATACATTAAACATTTTATTATGGCAAATAAGTTAAAACTTTCTCTTTCCAGGACTAAACCTTCCCTGCCTATATGAATCTGGATCGTGGCCTTCTTTATATGGCTTGTATTCGGGGATCTTGTGGCTGGCGACGCAGTAGCGCGTCGCGTCGATGAGATGGTCATGCTGCTTCAGGGGTGCGTCATAGCCCTTTTCTGCCTGCTTAGGATCCCATACGTAGCCTTCGATCTCTTTGATGAGGTTCTTACAGTGCTTGAGGATGGTAAGACGCCCCTGGCGGATCTCGTTTGCTGTTATTGCGATGCCTTCTTCTACTTCGTTGTTGGTCTCTGCGGTATATATGCCAAGGCGTGATAGATCATTCTTCATGGCTAATGCTGATGGATCTAGATAAACAGCCCGAACAGCATACGGCTCAAGGAAATTGTATACATCCCGCGCTAGATCGGAAACAGTCTTCGGCTCATTCTGCTTTTTAAAGTCCCAATAGAACTCTTGCTCGACCCACCAGTGACGTCCCGTTTGATTAAATCGCCCCGTGCTAACGCCAATGAGCACAGCAGCAAACGGGTTGTTGAGGCCAAAGTCAATGCCCGCGATCCAATATTCTGCCGCTTCAGGGGGCCTCTCCGCCACGTGTATTTCCTTTTCGAAGAAGTCAAAAATGGCGCCTTCGGCCAGACACCAGAGTCCCAGAAAATTGCGTTTATAGAAGATGCCAGACAATGAACTGCCGATAGTTTCTTTATAATCTGGGGGGAGATAGGGGTTGTCATCTAGGACGAAATGTAAATGATAATATTTTGGATGTCCAGCAATAGCGTGGTCGATCCATTTCTTTACAATATGATTAGGATGTGATGGGTTCATAGCAGCGAATCCCATGCTGTGTGGCTTCCTCAACCTAGTGTCGAGCATGTGAATAAAGCTTTCTGGATAAAGGGTCATCTCATCGCAATAGGCAAGTGAAAGCGACCGTCCTTGGATTAATCCGACACTCCCTTCATCTTTAGCGCCATAAGTTGTAATTGTTTTATCTTTATATTTAAGTTCCCGCTTTGATGCGTACCACGTAAAAAACGGACGAAATATGCATAACTCTTTGCTCTCAAATAGTAGATTGATAACATTGTTGAATATCGTCGTGCTTGTCTTCCCAATCATAGCTATTTCGCTATCAGGACACTTGTCAATGGCCTGGAAGAATCGGAATGCAGTACAGATGGTCTTACCCGTACTCACAGCACCATGCGCCAGGTTCCATCTTTTTGTGCTATTTGCGATAAATTGCCATTGCTTTGGACTTAGCGGATCTTGCATATTAGTACGTTATACGATAGGAAAGGGGCATTGCAATGGAAATGGAATATGAAGATATAGATGAACTTCTTAGCGACATTGATGATTGCCCTGAAGACATCTGCCTCTTTGAAGCGATTAGATGTTTAGCAAGAGAAATAGGCGCTATACGGCGCTATCAACAGTTTCTTCACGATTCCATCCCAATGAAATATAAGAAAGACTATCCCAAAGAAGGCGAGAATCCATTTTTTTACACGGCTTTAGGTAAATCCACGCAACAAGATAGCGATAAAGAAATACAACGAATGGGTATAAGAAAGAGGGGCAAGAATGAGAAATAGAGCCAAATGCAAATTGTGCCAAGACATCATTGAGAGCATGCATTCGACTGACCTAGTCCTCTGTTCCTGTGGAGAGATATCAGTAGATAAGGGCGAAGGGCTTTGGTGCGCGGCAAGGCATTGGGATAACTTCCTTCGTGTTGATGACGATGGCAAAGAGTTCGTCATCAAAGTCGAAGATGATAATCAAGTCAATATAAAGCATAATTTAACTCGCAAAGAAATCCTAGAGCGCATTCAAGGGTCTATTGAAGCTTTTGAACGCCTTCCAAATGAGGCTATGATGCAGCCTGCATCGAATTATGATGTGGTTTCGGTGCTATCGCTAATGCATGCTTGCTTCAAAGCTGAAGACTGAGTTGCTTCAGCCTGTTTTTTCGCTACCCAATCCATGAATGATTTGTAATGCTCTAACACTTCGGGGCTTAGGCCTTGGCTGTCCTGTGTTTCTTTTTGTCCGCATCTTTGTTTACCAAGCCATATGAGCATAGTAACGTTTTTATCTTCTATAGCAACTTCATATTGTGATTTTAATATATTATCATCACCAATAGATCTCTTTTGTTGACTATAAGCAGTATACGTCGTACCGTTTTCGCGTTCACATGCGAGATATAACGTATCGGGATAAACACCCAATCTTTCTGCGATTGTTGTGCCCCTAGCACCTTCTGCAATCCATTTGTCTACTTTAATCCAATCAATCGTTTTGAAAGGTTTACCATATTTATTGCGTTTTGATTTGACTTTTGCGGGAGTGCTGTCTGTAGTCATAATTTTAATTTACATATCCATCTCGTATTGCTCAAGAGGAATTTTGCAGGATTCGATTCGTTTTCGCGCAATAGCACAATATTCTTCATTGAGTTCAATTCCAATTGCTCTGACACCTAAGTTTTTGCAAGCCAACAAACTCGTCCCCGATCCCATGAAGGGGTCAAGAATAATAGGATTTCCAGGAGGTTTTATTAGTTTAATGAGGTATTCCATGAGCTTAATCGGCTTTACAGTTGGATGGAAATTTGATTGTGGAGCGCTTTTTCCCATAGTTTGCCCTGATCCGTTTGTTTGTCCTTCCCAATTTGATATTCCTAAAGGTCGAGATTCTTTTTTAGGCATATCTTCAAGCCCTTCATTACGTTCAGCCGAAGAAGCTTTAGCTTGGTATTTGAATCTTAACTGCTCGCTGTTTCCATCCATAACTTTAAAGAAGCGGGAGGCTTCGATCCCACTCATTTGATCTAGCATTGCTGCGGCTTCGCTATCCAAAAGCAAATTTGCGGGCCATCTTTTCCCTTCGATACGAGTTTCCGCAATATTGATACCAGCCACTCCCCATTTCTCGGCATTTTGTGCGTAGGTTCCTTCGCATGGTTTCATAGCGAGTATCCATCCTTCCCAGTTAGGATAAAGATTTAAGCCATCCTTGTTTATAGCATTTTCTAGAACAGAAAGTTCGCGGGTGGCGTTTAAATTCATGACAACGGCGTTCAAATAACGTGCTGCAGTTAAGGCATTCAACCATGATCCATGTTGCTTTATTTCTTCCAGGATGATGATGCGCGGAGTGAGCTGAGATAGACAAGATTTCAAGATTTTCAAGTCTATTGTCGGATTTATTTTCGTTGAGGTGGTGGACATGCTCCCATTTTTCCAATGTTCTTCCAATGTGCTTTTCCATAATAACACGATGCTCAAGCACGAAATTAGCACCTTTTCTAATCGCGACATATCCATCAGAGCGTACAAATCTGCCTGTGTATTGGATTTTTTTTCTGCATCCCATTGAGCAAAATCTAACGCCGCGTTCATATCTAGATTGTTTGACGTGAAAATTGTTTCCGCAGCATTCACAGGCAACATTAGGCATAGTTGGCACCATAATTTATGTAGGTTACCAACTATTATATCCTGTTCCGTATTAAGAGACAAAGGCTTTTGAGCTAGAATCCAATCTTCATGTGCGGGTTTCAAAGCTGTGCCATAACCTTCTAGGCCAAAGTGATTGTAAGACTTGGGAAATCCTGAGCCGAATAAATGCATTAAAAGATCACGTATTTGCCATCCAGAATCCTCTATAACGCATGTAAGGCGATGTAACATGCGAGGCAATCCAGCTGCTATTAAATGGCCGCCAGGTTTGATTATTCGTAACATTTCAGACCAATATTCAGGCCCAGGTATTTGTTTATCCCAGTGCTTAGACATGAACGAAATCCCATAGGGGCTATCAGTTACAATCGCTGAAAAATGATTATCAGGAAAAGTTTTCATTATAGGCAAACAATCACCGTTTAATATTTCCCAGCTCATTCTCGGAATAGAGTGATCGCCGCTTTGCTGAACGTTGGTTTTCAAGGTTTTTAATTCTTCATTGAGTTCAATTCCATTTGTTTATAACCCATCGCCCTATGTGATTGCGCTCAAGTAATGAGGGCGCTAACTCACAGAACCGGAAACTCCCGCCTCCTTGCCAATCTACAGCTTCAGATATTCCTCCTTGGTCACTACCATCGATAACTTTTTGGAGACGAGGAATGATAAGAGAATGACAATGGGGATTTAGCTCTATCATGATCCAACGGCGCCCCATTTTGTGCGCAACTGCGCCAGTTGTACCGGAACCTGCGAAAGAGTCGAGGATGAGATCTCCGGGATTAGTACCTAAATGTAGGATACGTTGTATTAAGCGTTCTGGTTTTGGGGTAGAGAATTTATTTTCTTTACCGAACAAAATTTTTGATTCACTGTCTGCTTCACGAGAAGTGCCTACTTCATCTCCAAACCAAATTGTTTCTGGTACGCGACCTTCTTGATCTTTTAAATAAATTTTTCTAATGATGTTTCGTTCATTATTTCGAAATACGATCTCTTTCTCTTCAATTTTCTTTTTCATTGTTTCTTTGGACCATCTCCATCCATTTGGAGGAGGTGGGATGATGTTTCCTGATGGTGTGTACAAATCATAAATTAAATTCTTACGGTAAAGAGAATTACGAACATCGCCAGTTCGCCATGGGCCACGTGGATCATTATCTGGATTAGAATAAGCTTTGTTATGTGATTCATTTCTTGGTGAAGAATTCAATTGAAAAAGACAGGACTTTCTATAGGCTAATATAAAATTATGATGAACCGAAAAAATCCCTTTATAACCTTTACCTTGTACACTGTGTTGCCAAACAATATTACTTATAAAATTCTTCCTTCCAAATATCTCATCACACATAATCTTCAAATAATGACATTCGCTGTCATCAATACTGATCCAGATCGAGCCATCTTCACTCAAAAGACGATGCATAATTAGCAGGCGATCTTTCATCATATTGAGCCATAGAGAATGCTCCATGCTATCGTCATAATGGGTAAAGCAACTTTTGGTGTTATAGGGAGGATCAATATAAATACATTTGATTTTTCCAGTGTAATCGCGCTCAAGAGCTTTTAACCCAAGAAGATTATCACCGTAGATAAGGAGATTATCTTTGGTGCCTTTCTTTGCCTTCTGGCTTGACTGGAACACCTCTTTTTCAAGTAGAACTCTTAGCTCAGGCGAAACTACTTTCTCTTTATCTGGCCACATAAGTTCAAGTCTATGTTTAAGAGTCATATTTCAGGGGGGGTATGTAGAATAGTTGGCATGTATGTTTTGGAATATTGGGAGATTAGCTGCCCTTCTTCTGGGATAAGCCGACCTTTTGTTAAATATACATCGTAACATTCTAGGCAAAGAGGGATGAAAGATTCGTCATCTTCGAGATTACCGACCGATGGTTTACCGCAATGGCATGGGAAGTTTGTCATTTAGCCTGCTCTCCATTCAGACATTATTTGCCTTTTGTATCTCGTTATATAGTAAAGTAATTATTTCATTCGTCATCCTTATAATGTTTTCTTGCGTCTGCTCTCCCATTCGATATTCACTTTTGTCGATTGTCGGTAGATATGTTTCATCATTGGCTAGCACAGCGCGGATGTTGGCCGCTGTAATAGCACATGCATAACGAACATACGGAGGCATCTCTGCAATATCTGTTTTAGCGGCCAGATATTCCACGATAACGGCGGATGTACCAATCATCGTAGCAAGGTACAGAGGCTTATCCTCGATCAGCCTATCAATTCTTTCTACAAAATTAGGTTCGCTCATTTTTTCCCTTTGACTCGTTCATTGAATATATGCGCCCAGCGTTCGCGATTTACTGTTTGATTAAATCGTTGTCGGAGCTGCTCTCGATCATGCGCTGTATTTACTAAATCGAGGGTATAGAGATTTGGTGTTGTCATTTTTTATCCCGTTTAATTCTAAGGCACAGTCCGTAAGGACCTTCTTCTAGATCGTTCGGATCATATTGTATTCGTTTTTGATCGAGGAAACGTTGAGACAATAAAATATCGTTAGAAAATTTGACGTCAACGATTGCGTTCTGTGCCAGAGGTTCGTAATTTGAGGCCTTGTAGATTAAATTTGGGTGATCGGTCATATTTATTTTTTCATGGTCTCTTTTAGTAGCTCGTAGGACATAATAAAGAGACCAAAGACCCCTAGGCAAAAGACAACAAATTGAGTCCATTCCATGATTATACCTTGTTTGAAAAAAGCCACGCTTTAGAGCTACTAGGTGCGTGGCGACCTATCTGTTGTGTTTAACGGGAGAGACAGACAACTCGCACGCCTACAGTATCGTTCACGTAGGACACGGCTGGTTAGTGCAATTCCCAGCAGGAGGAGATAGCATGCATAATTCTCCTTTACAAAAAGCATTATACCATAGTAGGCTATTTCCTAGCAAGAAAAATAGACATGAATGAGATAGAAAATATGGCCGAGTTATAATGAGCGCGCAAGTTCAGATGGATTTATTCAAGCCCGTGACCGAGGACGATGTTATGGCTGCAGAAGTTATAGCTTTGAAGGAATCGCATCATGCAGTTCGGAAAAAATCGTTTGCTATGATAAATGAGTTGACAAAAATCATGCTACGCCAACAGGAAGAGTTAGATTATATAAAAGTAAAAATGGGCCTGACATGCATTGTGGATAGGAAAAATGATTCCTAGTATTAAAACGGTCATTCTTTTTTTTCAGGTGCTATGGATAAAGCAGGATCAAAATATTCTTCACCCAAGAAATTTTCAGTTAGTTTTTGAAATTCGTCATTAAATTTCGTTGCGCATTCTCTGCATATTTCAGGACAAAAACGAACCATCGGCAATAAAAAAAGTTGAGTTTTTTCTTCTTTACATTTAAAGCATTTTTTCATTTCGGTACAATTTCTTTCTCCAGATTATTGGAAAGTGGCATCGCACGCCATTCAACTGCTGCAGATGGATATTGCCCCACTTTGAATCCTTCGGGGGTATAGGTGCCCGCTGGTGAGGCTACGAGGGCATCTTTAACCGCGGCATTGATTTTGCCATCGATATTTTTCACTTTCGGTTTTCGTTGGCATTGATTGAATGGCCAGCAGCATGATGATTTGCGGACGGGAGCGGTCATTCTATTTTGCCTCCTTCGATATGAAATACTTCGCATTCTTGCGATTCATAGGCTTCTTTTATCACACTCTTCAATCGTTCAATAGGCGTATCTTTTTCCGATGTAAACGACATCGTTTCGTGAATTCCTATTTTTTCAAAACCCAGAGCCATTGCACGCAACCATAACCTTGCGTTTTTCATGTACCTGTTTTCATAAATTATTTCGAAACGGTATTTATAGCGAATAGGATTGGTCATTATTCGGCCTTTCGGTTGAGATTATCGTTTTTGAGAAGGCAGCAATCTTTCATGTGCAGCATAGTTTCGATCACGATGAGGCGTTTTTCGATATCTGCAATTCTCGCTTCGCTCTTATCCAACCTAGTGGTCAGATTTTGCCAAATGATGTACATGAGTGCAAAGTTAAAGGCGAAGCCGGCGATTACGACTGTTAGGATGATTTCGTTGATGTTCATGTTAAATTGGTCCTTTTTTGTAAATTTCCGAAAACGCACATATCTTTCGTCAGTTGATCTATCTTTTCTCGAACCGGAATTTCTACGTCCGCTTGATTTTGCGCGATTCTAGGGCCATCTCTGTTCGTTCTATGCCTTTTCTGGGGGGCATTCGTGGTCCCTTTTTTCTTAATCATCCACAAAAGCTATCGTTATGGGTTTTCCCCGCTTGTCGTGATTTCGCAGGATAGAGGAGGTTATGTGCTTGCTGCCGCGGTAGCTCGAACGATCTCGTCGCTGAAGTTTGTCGCACTCTTTGCATGCGTGCTTGTAAAGTCCCATCGGGAAGTCGCAGCGCGGTTTGGTTTTCCCGCAAGCTTTGCAGGTCTTCGGCTCTATCGACGGGTTTGCGCTCATGTGACTGCCCTGTGTCGTTGGAATTCCCGGTCCCATGTGAATATTTTAGGTGATGGCGCTGGGGTTGTCAACGTCAGATGTTCGAAAAGTCCGCGGTAGTGAGCCACTAATTGCAATTTCTCCTCTCGGTTGACGTGGATGCTGTTGATGTAGTCAAACACGGCGTCACAGAGAGCCGTATAGGCTTTGGTACCGGTATAGGCCTGCTGGAATTCGGGAAGGAATTCCACAAGCGTGTCCTGGACCTTTTCAGGATGGATTTTGTCGATGTTAGGTTTCACTTACTCCCTCCCCATTTCTCGCGTTTTCCAAAAGTCACCTACATCGAATTCCTGATCAAGTCTGCGGTCTTTAGTCCAGATTTCGATAAGAATATTATGTTTGTCTAATAATCTCGAAGCTGTTCTATCTCCTAATTTTTTATAAAGCTCCTGTTTGTTGAAATTAGAGGTTATGACCGTTTTAGCCTTGTTAGCATATCTTCGATCAATTAATTCTAGAAGCATTTCTTGCTGCCATTCCGTGCAAGTTGCAGAACCCAGATCATCAATGATAAGAAACTCTTTTTCCGAATAGCGAGGCATCACGGAATGCTGTGTTTTGCCGTCCTGCATGGCAAAATGGATTTCTTCGATAAACTTTCGATGGGTTACATAAGCAACTTCTCGCCCAGCTTCGTAAAGAAAGTTCAATATTGCAGCAGAAAGATAGCTTTTACCGGTTCCAGGATGGCCTAGAACTGTGATGAAAAGTCGGTCATTTGTAATCCAGTCCAAAACGCGCCGATGATCAGCTTCTGAAGCAATCCATTGCGCAAGGTGTGAATTGCGAAAAGCTCTTCCCATTCCGAATTTTTCAGAACCTGTTTGTTTTTCTTGTTTTTTTGAAGTTCGTTTTATTTCCGCTGAGGCTTTGGCGTCCTCTCTCAAGCAATTATCAACAACGCAGTAACAGGTGATGCGATGCGGCTGCTGCGTCTCATGCAGCAAACCGAATTCATTTTTTTTGCATCTTGGGCAATGGATAGAGTTTGTCGTAAAAACCTGCACCGGCAACGAGGGGTGTTTCGTCCATGTTACCGTTGATAAATTTACCTTGAGGTTTATTTCCTTGCCCTTGTGCCAGAGAATGTCGATCGTCATTTGATTTGCCTTTGTCTAGGTTTTTTTGATTTGTTTCATTATGTTTTGAGAGCCAATTTGTGAAGAACTTGCGTGGAATGTTTGCTCTATATTCCGGTGGTTTGTTTTTGAGAAGCCATGTTGCCATGTCATCGAGATAGTCCAAGGGATTCAAGTAGCGATAGTGCTCTCGCCAGCCTTCGATATCTTTCTTGCTCATTCCAGTAAAGGTCATTGTCTTTTCATCTAACGCAAAGAAACGGCGCGTTGGCGCGCCGGAATCCACCGCCCCCGGGGCGTTAATAAAAGAATCCTGTAAGGATTCCTCTAGCTTCTTAGCTTCTGTCTGATTTTCTCTCGGGGGGCTGTCCCCTTTGTGTCCCCTCTGTGTCCCCTCGCCCATCCCCTTTTCTGTCCCCTTTTCTGTCCCCTCATTTTCGCAATATCCTTTCAACAATATATTGTAGACTGCTTTTTCTTGTCCCCTTTTCTGTCCCCTTTTCTGTCCCCCAAAAACTTCACGAAGAACACACGCTCCATCCACGCGCTTTTTGTTTTGAGCTGTTATACCCAACCAAAAACGAATAGCTTTTTCCGCTTGTTTTTTTGTTATTTCTGCATCGTCAGATACTTGACGAATAGATATGGTTGCTTGACCTTTGATTAAATCCGATTGATTTACCAAGGCAGCGCGTCGGAGGATTGCAATGAGTGCCCAACGCCAATCTTTTTTTTTCTTGGTTTCTTTCCAAAGGATATGATCGAAAAGTTCTTCTGGAAGCTGTGTGAATATTTTCATAGACAAATCCTTCTTTTAGCTGTGTCTAAAAAACAGGATTCGCTATAATGAGAGGCACACCATGTGTTATTCTCGTTATAGAGATCCTGTAAGGCCCCTTTTGACCGAGGGGCCTTTTCTTTTATATACCCAGTATTGATTTCCATTCTATCAAATTCCGGCCTCTGATATGTTGGTCTGCGTCAATGTGAACCCGTGTTATGTCTTTTGTCTAGTGTCTTTGTCTTCAATTTGCAGTATCCCTTTATGTTTTGATTTTAGCCTCTCCTTCGGGAGGGGCTTTTTTATTGACAGCTTCATCTATGCCTGCCAGCGCAGACGCAGCCGCGTGATTCATCGATGCCTTCGACGCGAACGACCAACCAGCGTATATCAGTCTCATGAGTAGTATAAAATCCCAGCTCTTCCATCGTCTGAATCTCAGCTAGCGAGTCTGAGAAGAAAGAATCATTAGGAAATCGATAGAATCGATTATGAGTAGAGATACGACAATCGCCTATCCAGCGGCGGCAAAGCGATGGATAATGACGCTCTAGAAACTCCAGGCATCGTTCGCATGGGGAATATATTTTTTGCATTTTTCTACCGTGGATTAAAGATATTTATATGGCAAGGATTTTCCTACATGGCTTTTACAGCGGCTACATATAGATCAGTTTGATAATGAATTATTTTCATGAATTGCTCGTTATCACAATGTTCTCTAATGGCATCCAGCAACGCCTTGCTATAGAGATTAGAAAGCCTCAACATTATGATAATTTCTTCTTTTGATTGGTAAGAAAGACTCGGTGGAGGCTCCATTTTTTTCCTTCCTATTTTTATAAGAAATAATTATATCTTTTAGGATGCCGCCATATGTCGGCCAGATGCGTTCGAGCATGTAACAATTGGGAGTTGACATGAGAAAAATGGTTAGGGGCTTTTGGACCGGAATTAAAGAGCGGACTGGCCTGATAACATGGATCTTGGTGCTAGGTGCCATCGTTGCTCTGATCCTTTGCAGCGGCGCGTTTTCGTGGTTTCTGAAGACGTTTTAAGGATTCCCAGGAAACGCAAGGGACAAAACCCTTAGTGATTTTTTCAATTTTTATGGCGCTTTCGAGCGACGGTAAATGGTTCCGCTGAAAATATCGCCAGATTGTCCGATATTCAATTTTCGCCTTTTTTGCAAATGACGCTTTAGATAATTTATGCTCTTTCATCCACTCCTGGAGCAGTATTATTCCTTCCATGACATATTTCCCTTGTGGCATAAATCCCTCTTTTGATATGATAGGGAAACGATAGGCGAAAACGGGTTGCCTGTCAATCAAATCAAAACAAAAGAGAAGGATAAGACAATGGAAATTAATCGCAACCCAGTGAATATGTTCATCAAAAACATGAACAAAGCATTGGGTATAGAAATCAACATTAAAAATGCATATCTAGATGCTGAGATATATGGTTGGAATATTGATACAGTGAATGCCATAAAGGTTAGAATTTATGAAGCTTTTGGCCTCTTAGTTGCCGAGGTGATTCATGGTTAATACAATGGTTTACATAGTCAAAGCGGTCATAAGAGGAAAGCCGATCGAATGTGCATTCGACGACAGGCTATGCGCTCATGCTTTCGCTACCGGGATAAAATCGGTTGGGTTCCCGGCAACGGTAATCGAAAAGCAGACGGAGAAGGAGGCTGAATATGTCATACTTTGACGATCTCGAATGGTTCTATAAGAACTACATCGAGAAAGATCCTTGTTATAGGGAAGAGCGCGAATTGTTCCTTAATGACGATGGGGAGTTTTCTAGCATCCATAATCTCACCAAGCAGCAAGAAAAAGATCTTGAAACTCTGTTCGAGGATTTCAAGGATGGAATAGATTATAGTGAATATCTCAGAGGAATTCCAAGGTAAAAAAATGAAAAATTACGATGAAATGGACCCGGCCGAAAAAATCGAATGGCATACAACGCGGATTGCCAAGATTTATGATGAAAATGAATTCATAAATCCCCTGGTAGTACTTAGCGATGTTATAGATATTTTAAATAAATATCCTCTCAGAACAAAGCAAAAAATGGACCCGGCCGAAAAAATCGAATGGCATACAACGCAGATTGCCAAGATTTATGATGAAAATGAATTCATAAATCCCCTGGTAATACTTAGCGATGTTATAGATATTTTAAATAAATATCCTCTCAGAAAACAAAAAAACCATGAAAGACCAAACATTTAACATTGAGGATGAATAAAATGGAAAACATTGAAAAAGTGCAAATACAGCCAGGTTTTCTAGAAAAACATGAGGGCAGAAAACATCGAATGTTATAAAATGAAAACGGCCCTAGGACAATCCTAGGGCCGAAAATGGATGCTCAAATAAACCAAACACGAGGTCAATATGTCAAAAGAGTTAATTATTAGCCAGGACCAAAATTTCGATCTCCTAGGCGATCTGGAGCAGACTCAACATGCAGTCAAAAAACTATTGATGACAAAACATTACCAGGCATTGGGAGAAGCGGGGATTTTCGCAATTATCCAGAAGGCGAAAAGTCTAAAAATCAATGCTGTTGATGCATTAGGAGGCGGTCTTTATTTTACCAATGGTAAGGTCGGCATGAGCGCCGAGATGATGAATACTCTGATTCGTAGCCACGGACATAGCATACCAAAGGATAAAGCGAGCAACGACGCTGTGTGTATTTTGCACGGTAAGAGGCAAGACAACGGTGATACCTGGACTGAATCGTTTTCAATTGAGGATGCAAAAAGAGCCGGAATATATAAGGAGAACACTCCCTGGGGAAAATACCCGCGGAACATGTGTTTTAACCGGGCCCTATCGAACCTTGCAAGGCAACTTTTCCCCGATGTCATTAAAGGCTGCTATGAGATCGATGAGTTAAAAAGTTTTGCTGAAATACCTCCGAATTTTAGCAAAATGGCTACCGCAGATGTTGAGATGACCGTGGAACTTTCTCAAGAGGACGTCGATGCTTTCTACAAAAATTTCAATGACGATGAAGTGATGACTCGCGATTATATAAAATTCTTTATGGCAAAATGGAAGATTTCCGAAAGCGAAACTATTAGCAAAATGAAAGACAAACCGGAAAAAGCTCACGTTGATTATATGAAATGGGTAGCGAAGCGCAGTCTCTCTGAAAACATGCCCAATGTCGAGATCATGGCCAAGGCAGCCGATATCACTGAAACACGCACTAGCATGGAGCCCCAGAGTCTGTTCGAACAGGAGGCTAAATAATGGAATGGTATCAAGTATTAAGTATTGTTGTTGCTAACTTAGCCACATTTCTTTGGGTACGTTCTGAGGCAAATTTAGATCGTCGTGATTTAGCGAAAGCAATTTTGGAATCTAGAGATGAATTTGCTAGGGAGATGCGAGATTTCCATGGGCGCCTATGCGCTATTGAAGAGGCGAGGAAAAAATAATGGAAATTCGCCCAAATACGATAAATGGAAAAATAGCTAATCGTACAGAATCAGATGGATGGATTATTTTACTCGAGGAAAATGGAGGCCTTCCTAATGTTAATATTACTGTTTTGATTGCTACTCGAAAAGGGTTTGTGGGAACGGGCTCGGTAGTTCAAAAAAGACCCGAAGTTCTTTGGCATATTGATTGTTGCGATTGCTTAGATAACGATGATGTTGTAATAGCGTTTCGTCAGCTTCCTGAACCACCCAATCTTTTGAAAGGGTTTGTCTGTACGAATAAGGACCTAGATTTAAATGCCTAGATCAATAGCAATGGATCTGATTGGTAATTAAACTAGAAAGAAATAGCTAACTACCTCCGGCATGGGACTCTACGGATGTAGTGGCGCCGTTGGCATTGGGCCAATGGCGCTTTTTACTTTTCGAGGTCGCCAATTTTTAACAAGCTTATTAGTAGGAATCATGGATCAACACAATTACGTCATTATGCAATGGCCTGATGGAACCACAGAGAAGCAAAAAGAATGGATCATGGCTATAGTTAAAGAAGCAGTCAATAAAAAGACGCGTATATGCGTTGTCTATTATCCTGATTGCGGTTGTGAAGTATCATTCGATTATCAACTTGATCGCTATCCTATGTCATCAAAAATACATGCGCAATGTCCAGTTTGTCACAAATGGGGATTGGCCGAAATCAGCGATCCTATCAAATTCTATTTGCCATTGATTGATACAAGTTCTAGTCTCGATGATTTGCGGAAGATGGTAATAATGGACGGACCGCAGAAGCCCTGGCTAGAAGCGTACCAATGTGAAGCGACTATGCAATTCTTAGAGAAAGCATGTGATGAAAATCTTAAAGATGAACCGGAAAAGAAAAAATCAAAAAAGAAGAAATCTAAAAAAACTATGAAAAAAGGCTTGAAGTGATTACTTGCAACCTTTCTTCATTGCTTTCATTTTCTTATCCATTTTCTTATCGGCCTTCAACAGACTAATAAGTTTTTTGCCTTCTTTCTTGGCATCACCTTTAACTTCTTTGGAAATTGCTTTGATCTTACGGTCCATTATTTACCTTTCTTTTTGTGATGAATTTTCTTTAAAGTCTCTGCCAAGCGCGCTTCCTTGCCTAAGGAACCTTTCGATTTTTCGGCTTTCTTGATCTTGCTTTCAGGAATCTTTTTGCCTTCAGCGACACCAAGCTTGCGATGTAATTTTCCCTTGCTTCCCTTTTTTGAAAGAGCCTCTTGAATCCACTTCTCAGCCATTATTTACCTTTGTTTTTAGATTTCGCGGTTTTCTTTTTCACGTGTTCAGGCATTTTCTTATAAGTGGCTTTAGATGTATGTTCAGCAAATTCCTTGGCGACCGCTGGCTTTTGCGAATATAGGAAGCCCTGTTGAGCTTTGCTTTTGAAAGGCATCTATTTCCCCTTCGGCCCGTTAGGACCTAATACAGGCGGCATTACAAGGGATGCTGATGGCGGAGCGGGAAGGAGCGTATGCGTCTCGTAATGGTAGATCTCGGATATGCCCTCCTCCGCTAATTCAATAGCCTCTGCATCGGCCTGAGGGTTCGCTGCTATCCAGGCACAGCCTGACAATATTGTTAAGGCAGAAGCGACGACGATAAGCTGTTTCATTTTTTCCTTAAATAAGATAATAAATCACTTCGAAACGTACAAATGCACCTGTACCTGTTGATGTATTTGTACCAGGATTATTGACAGTCATGGCTTGGCCGGACAAAGTTGATAAAGTAGCGGTTTGAGCTGCGGCTAATGCCCAGTTATAATAAATATTGGATGCACTTAATGCAAGAAATGTTGTAGGAAGTACACCGGTGACTGTAACACCATTGATTTGATATTCGATTGTGCTTGCTGTTGTCACAAAAGCAGCTGAGCCAAAAGTGTATTTTACACTTGCTGCAACGATAACAATTGTTTGCCCTGAGACAGCTGCAACAATAGTTTGAGGTGTTCCATTTAAAGCATTTACTTGAGCTGCACTAAGATTGATTGATGAGTATAAAACTATTGGAGATGCCCAGGTTGGAGGAGATCCAGTAGTTGCTGTTAAAACTTGCCCTGTCGTTCCAGCAGCTAGAATGCTTGGAGCCCCCGAAGAGCTAGTAATAAGCACACCATTATCTGCTGTTGCTAAAGCTGCCATAACATTCGCGGTGCTAGCATATAGCAATGTATTCGCAGCGTTTGTGGATGGATATGTCGACGTACTATATGCAGGATCGCCGCTCGCGCCTCCTGATTGAAGGATTTGTCCAGACGAACCAGGTCCTACTCCGACGATGGAACTTGTTCCTTCACCGATTAAAACAGTATGAGCACCATATGTTGCAGGGGTATAAGGGCCTACAAGTGAAATTACCGGCGTTGTTGTTCCCGTTGCTACTGCAACCTGGTTGGCTGTTCCTGAAACACTGGTTACTGTGCCGGATCCTGAAGGAATCGCAGCAGCGCCAAGCTGCCCTGTGGCTGTATTGATCGTGACCATATTGCTATTGGATGTCGTGACGCCGTTGATACCAGCAATATAGCAGGTATTCTGAAGCGCGCTTGTTCCAATATAAGTCCCCTGAGTACCTATGCGGATAACACCCGTTTCACCTGTAACGCCCTGATTAGCTATCAGGACATTGCCCCCTTCACTCGTCGTATACTGATTGCCAGAATTCTGACCCAAAAATGTATTGAACGATCCTGTTGTCATATGAGCAGCGATACTCCAACCGATACCCGTATTATTGGTTCCAGTTGTCAATGCTCCAAAGGCCCCCTCGGATGCTAGGCAGGCATTTGCAAATGATCCTGAGGTCAATGCACCACCGCTTGCAATGTCAGCTCCAAAGAAAGTATTACTACCGCCATTGGATCCGATCGCATTTCCCGAACTATTACCTACAATCGTATTGCTATTTGCATCCGTGACATTCAACGTGGTTATAGTATGGCCAGCATTGCTGATCATGGCAACAGTTGCACCAGAATTATTAGCAGCCTGATCAGCGTAGATTGTGACGATATTTCCTGTCACATAACCAGAGTCGCTATTGATCTGAAAGATTGCTGTGTCGCCTGGAGGACCCGATCCGCCACTTGGCTTAATAATTTGGCTCATGGTTTACCTTATTAAAAATCCTTGCAGGGTCGTTGTACAGTTTGAAGATGAGGGAGCTCCACCATTAACTATAACGAATTTAGGCGATGAGACGCTATTCACCTGAATCTGAAATGAAACCGTCTGTCCTGCTGTCATCGGAGCTATTAACGTATTCGTCCACGTATAGTTTGGCCCATCTCCAAGGTTCTCGCCGAAATAGTTTTCCATCTGATAGGTGGTAGCAGTCGTCATTATGAAAAGGTTATTTCCATCATAGGCATGACCGCTCGAGTAATCAATATTCATATTGTATGTGAATAGGTAGTTTCCCGTTATAGGCGCAGTATAAACGCCGGTAACCGCATTCATTGACGATGTGGTGTCGATTATTTCTGTCAAATTTCCGATGGTATAGATTGTTCCATCACCAGTAACTGGTGCACTCGTTGTTGTAACATAATAGCTAAATGTGGGTGCCTGAATAGTCGTAACCGTAACAGTATTTCCAGACCCGCTCGTTGTTACGCCTCCAGTTCCTACGATCTCTAATTCATTCAATGCAGGAGTTGCATTTGCACCATTCGTAGTGAATGTCGTAGGTACCGTTGAAGGTAATCCTCCTACTTCACTTGGCTTAATGATTTGACTCAACGCAAACCTCTACATGACTTGTGCGGATACATATGATATCGAGAAGTTACCATCGCCAGTGGTACCAGCACCAAAGAACGTCGTGCCAATCTGGGGCGTATAATTAGGCGCTATGCCGCTTTGACTGCGTAGATCCAAGATAAGAGCCTCACCAGCTGTAAACGTTCTCCAGAGATTAACTGGAGCTACACCATTGACGTAAATAGCAACAGCCGCTGTACTCTGATTGTCAAAAATAAGAACAACCGGGTTAACTGTCAGTGTTCCTATCAAAACTGGAGCCGTTGTTATTGGAACCGACAACTCTGTTCCAAAAAGGCAAATCTGACTGTTGTTAATTCCCATTTATCCCTCTACTGGTTTAGGCTCTTCAGTTCCTTGTGGACCGCTTTCTTTAACTTTTTTGGCCTCTTCGGCTTGCTTTTGTGCTTCTAACTGAGCCTTAATGTTATCCTCGATCTGTCCAATGGCCTTCTGAAATTGGAAGAGCATCTCTTTAGTATCTGCTATAGGGCAATCGTTATCCAAATACCAATAGGATTCGCGGCCGTTTGACGTTCCTTTGAACTGCACTTGCGTCTTGATCATTTTTCCTCGTGGGTTGTCTGTTAATTTTTCTTTTTTAACAGACAACCTTTTTTTCACCTAGAACTAGTTAATGAGGAACCAGCCAACAACGCTGACATCAGTTGTTTGATTCGCGATAGCGCTAGCTGCCGTCACCGAATTAATGATAAATGATGTGCCTGCGGAAACTGTACCAACAGTAAGTATACCTAATGCAGCAGCGCCCGTTGATCCAACACTTTGACGAACTAAAACGATTATGGAGCTAGCGGTAACTGCTGTTGTTGAAACGGTTGCTGTGCCTGAAACCAATGTGACAGTACCAAAGGAGTTAGCTCCGGCTGCAATTGAAGATGCAACGTTAGCAGACAATATTTTGTTGCCCGATGTCACGAAATTCAGGTTACCTGTGACGTTGACGTTACCGGAACCCGCACGAAGATTAACGGCGGCTGACGATGTTGCCTGACCAATTGTCACGGAGCCCGTGGTAATAGCCACGCCAATTGACACAGAACCTGTTGTGATACCTGTACCGATAGCAACCGTTGATCCTGCTGCGCCTGTCAAAACGAAATTACCTGTTCCTACATTCAATGCAATTGCTGATGCGCCGTTTGTAGAACCGATTGTCACCGTATTGACGCCTGCTGCTGTTGCGATATTTACGGCATTTGTGTTCGTGCTCACGTTAGCAATGGAGACGGTTGTCGCGCCCGCACCATTGGCGATCAATACCGAGTTCGTTCCAGATGAACTGCCAACAGTAATTGCGCCAGTCTGAGCCGTACCTCCAACCAAAATTGTTCCAGTCGTCAAACCTGTACCCAGGGTAATCGTTGAAGTAGTTGCTCCCGTGAGTGTAAAGTTCCCCGTACCTACAGATAGAGCTATCGCTGAAGCCCCATTTGTGCTACCGGCGGTAATCGTATTAACACCACTCGCCGTAGCGATATTGACAGCGTTAGTATTGGTAGAGACGTTTGCGATCGAAACTGTGGTTGCTCCAGCTCCATTAGCGATAAGCACAGAATTAGTACCGGAAGAACTACCAAGCGTGATGGCGCCTGTTTGTGCACTACCTCCGATTAGTATTGTGCCTGTTGTGGTATTAGTTCCGATTGTATATGTCGATGTTGCAGCTCCCTGAAGAAGGAAGTTGCCAGTACCAACCTGAAGTTCCAAAGATGCCGCGCCGGTGACCGAACCAATCGTAAGGATGTTTGCGACTGCACCAGAACCGATATTAATAGTCTTAATACCCGTACTTCCGTTTGCAATATTGACAGTTTGGGCGCCCGTTCCAGGAGCAATGGCGATAGTTCCCGTTTGTGCTCCGGTTCCTCCGATGGTTACCGTACCGGTTGTCATACCCGCACCGACGTTAACCGCTCCAGCCGTTTGAGTATTAGCGATATTGACGGTGCCGGCTCCGGTACCTCCTGCAATAATAACACTATTAGTACCTGTGCTAGATCCTAATGTTATAGCACCTGTTTGTGCAGTTCCACCTATAGTGATGACACCAGTAGTCATCGCAGCACCGACGCTAACGGCACCTGCAGTCTGGTTATTCACTAGATTCAATGTCGTCGCGCCAGTACCGGCACCGATAGCAATGATATTAGTCCCTGACGAACTTCCTAATGTCATCGTACCAGTTTCTGCAGTACCACCAATTGTAATAGTGCCTGTCGTGGTAGCTGCACCAATCGTATATGTAGTTGCTCCAACACCATTGAGTGTGAAATTGCCTGTACCTGTCTGCAAAGCTAAGGAAGCTGCACCCGTAAGAGAACCTAGCGTCACTAAGTTTGCAGCTGCATCATTAGCAATACCAACAGTATTACCGCCGCCGGTAAGCGAAAAATTACCTGCACCCGTTGCAATGGTGATCGCACCCGATGAGCCTCCAATTGTCGTAGCAGCGGTTCCAGTAGCGTTTAAGGATACGGTTCCAACCGCTGTAAGAGATGTAAATGTACCTGCTGCAGGAGTTGTACTACCTGTAGCTGGAGGAGCTGCGAAAACTGCTGCGAGGTTAGACGGTTGAACTGCAAGCGCGGTCACTCCTGGCACTGTAGCGGTTCCTGCAACAGCTTGAGCATTGGTAGCAAGATTCGTTATACCTGTCACCGTAGTCTGCGCTAATGGAACCTGCCCAATGACTAGTCCTGCAATGGCCGCCGCTACGTCATTTGAAGAAGCAACGTAATCAGCACTAGGAGCGCCTCCACCAGCTGTTTCAGCGGTTGTTCCAAGGAAAACCACGCCAGGAGTTAGATTAGTAGCTAATTCACCACCAGGCGTCGACCAGACGGATTGGAGAATTCCGCCTATTGAAGTTTGACTCAAAAGCACATATTCAGCATTTCCAATATAGAGCCATCTCTGGCCAACGGGATAGTTGACATCGTTTACCGTAGGAGCACGGTTCTGATATACGATACCTGTAAGAACGTTTGCAGGCGTTGTGCCGAACCCCTGATTATATGCTGGGGCTGTTGGGTTGAAAACCATATAGGTTCCTTTGGTAAATTGGATGTTAAATTAAATATTAAATTACATTACGGCATAATTTGTTTATATGAAATAACTTGTGGAAATATCTACATTGCCATATAATGGAACTATGAAACAGAAAGTGAAAGAGTTAAGACTAAGAATTCCGTTAGAGATATTCAAAGAATATCGCATCGTTTGTACCCAACTTGACCTTTCGATGCCGAAACAAACAGCAGCAATAATCACAGAGTTTCTGAGAATACAAAAAGAAAATATAAAAAAGACTCAAGGCGATCAAAAATGAAAAGGATTTTACTAGCCCTCTTCTGCTGCATACCTCTTCTAGGATTTGGTTGGGAACAGATCGATATGAATAATTACAAACGGCATGTGTTTGAGCCGAATGTGCTTTATCAAAGGGAAGGGACCGAGAGGCGATATATGCTTGAAGCACATAGTTCGTTAGGATCTATTCTTTTGAAATTTAGAATAACGCACGTAGCATATACGCAAATGACAAATATCAGCATCTGGACAATTATGAAAGAGAAACCATCATGCGATAATCTCTATGTGAAACTTTACGATAAAGACTGGAAGGAAATAGGAATATTCTTAGTCTATGCGAATAGAATTATCACTAGCTCTATAAATGCATATGCAATGGAAAAAGCAGCTTATTTTGAATTCGCTTACGATTTTTAGGAGGATACAACGATGGAAGATAAAAAAGACGTGAGCTGGACTAAAATCCATGCCGATACATTAGCTATCATCAGTGTGAATGTAGCGATAGCCGCTATTCTGATATGTCTGTTCATCATGAATGTTAATAGTATACAATCTCTTAATTCGCGTGTAGATGCAGCAAATAATAGAAGCGACGGGATTATGACAAGAATAGATTCTATGCTAAATTATCTAACAAACAAGGAGGAAAAATAATGTCTTGCGATGCACACGAAAAATTTTGTGAATATATTGAAGAGATGGCTTACAGAGACCTAGTAATTGCTAATGATCGCGAGCCAACAGAAGACGAATTAAATGAAACGATCGAATGTTTAATGGAAAAATGGATTTAAGAAAGAGGAGTATATATGATCGTTTTTTTTATCTGTTTTGTTTTACTTTGGTTTATTGATCCATTTGGAATTCTTGAGGATGATCCTGATTCTCTGATGGATCGAGATCAATATCCTTAAGAAGAGTATCAAGAGCTTTGAGATTTTTGGCTGTTGCTGGTCCATTGCCCGCGGCAGCCTCCTTCAGAACATTAGTATAATATTTCCTTAACGTTGGGCTTTTTCTAACTCTTTCAAAGACTTTGAAACCCTGATAGGCCCCAACAGAAGCTCCTGCAACTCCCATACCCAAGGCACCAAGTTTATATGCACCTGCAGCTATTCCAGCTATTGGTGAGTAAGAAAAAAGAGCTTGGACAGCTTTACTCTTTGGAGAAAAAGGAACCTTGTCATGAAGGAATTTAGCTATCTTATTGCTATTTTCATAAGCGGCCCAAGCTTCATTTGCTGATTTGTTCGCTTTTAGAAATTCAGGATTGAATTTCTCGCCATAGTGCTCAAGAGTCTTGATTGTTTCTTTCTTGACCTGATTAAGATTGAAGATGGCTTTAGGTTTAAGCTTTTTCGGTAACTCGATATTGAAACCTCCCATCTCTTCAATAGCTTCATTTATTGAAGGCCGATATGCAGCGAGCGCTTTAGCATCGATTTTTCCATTCTTGATTTCGCCCTTGATCTCAGCGATTTTCTCTAAAGATTTTGTGGTTGTAGGACGTTTACCACCTTTAGCTAATTCTTTTTCCAGAGCTGTCAGCGATTTTTCCAAACCCTTCGCATCCACAGAAACGCCTTTAGGTATCGCTTCATCAGCTTTCTGGAATAGTGAGCCTGCATACTTTTTAACGCCACCAGATCGCCTAGAAATAAGATCTAGAGCCACCATGGTGCCTACTTTGCCATAAGCTTGGTTCTTTTCGTCGCTTCCGGAATATTTAAGACCCTGTTTGACTAGATTTCCAATGACAGGAACACCGATATTTCTAGCAAAACTATAATGGCCCGATCCCGGTAAGGCCATACTAGCAAAATCAGAAAGCAACTCTCCTGATCCTTCCTCAAACTCATTCTTAGGTTTAGTATAACCTTGCGAATATTTCTCGCTCTTTTCGCGTAGAGATTGCGAAGTGGGAAGAATGTTTTGTTCCTTACCGAATAGACCGGTTAGAAATGAAGCGATATCTCCAGGGGCTCCTAGAACTGTTTCGCCAATTCTACTCAAGCCCTGGGCCGTGTTTCGTTCGATCTCACGTTGTGTTTCTTCATCAGATTGGAATTTGGAATCATCTTCTTTATCTGGGACTTTTTTTGCTCTAGAAAGAAATAGGGGTTCTTTTTTAGGTTGAATATCTTCCTGATCTTCTTTAAGAACCTCTTGAGAAATGTCAACGCGACGAGCACGTTGAAGGAATGAAGGTTTACTACTGACGGATGAAGCCATGCTCTTCTGCCTCTTTCATGTCGGATGGTAGAATTTCATAAACTTCACCTTGCGGTGACATCATTTTAATATATTTTCCAGCTTTAATTTCTTTTCCTAAATTCTTATGTTTCTTTTTTATCTCTGTGATATTATCGACGAGATCTTTTTTGCGTTGTTCTACAAAAGGTTTAAGAAGTTTCGAAGCTCTCGAATCGATGTCAGGCTTTACATATCCGTGTTTTTCTTGATCTTGCTGTGCTAACTCATCGATCAAATCAATGCGTTTTTTTGCAAGATCCACCTTGAATTTCATTCCCGCAGCGACAACCAAATTTGCTTCTTGCGATCTACCTATTTTAGGTAAAGCATCAGCTAGTTGCTGTTCAATCCATTGATTCGGCCTACTTCCAGCACGTGTCAAATCGGAAAGAAAAAAATCTTTCAATGCAGTCTTTAATTTGGCTCCCGATGCACTTCTGAGCGGTTCAAATCCAGTTACATCAGCAATATAATCTAAACCACCTACTTCAGGAATTGCATTTTGAATATCTTCAATTGCTTGTTCTTGGAGAGGAATATTCTTTCTTGCGTTCTGAAGCTCCAATAGCAATGGTTTCGTTATCGCTTCTGCTTCGCCACGGACAGTTTTTTCTTTTTCTGAAGATTTTTTGTATTCAAATTTCTCTCTTTCGAAAGATTGTTTCTTCTCTTTCTCCCGTCTCTCAATCTCAGCTTTCGCCATATTTCCAACAATACCTTGTTGCCCAGGTTGTCCTGCAAAAGCTGCCACTTGATTCAAGATCTCATCGCCTGCCCCTTGCAAGCCTACTGATTCCCCCTCTCCTTCTGCACCATTAGATTGTCTCTTTCCTCCTGAAAGCTCTTGAAAGAGTTGTTGCTGCCCCTGCAGTGCTTTGAGTTTCTCGTCAGCAAGCGATTTCTGAGATTGTTGGAGCGGTGTAAGATTCTGCTTTGATCTTTCAGAGATGAGCTGTTTTGCAATTTCTGGCGATACATTCTCAGGCAAGCCGAGCTGTTTCATAGCTTCACGCTGCTGATGCTGCTGATAAAGCTGCTGCCCAATATCAAGGCCTTTGTTAATCCCACCAGCGAGCTTCTGCCCGAATGTAGGACCTCGTGGCGTTCCAGCTCCAATCACTTGCACCATTAGAAACTCCCTCCGATTCCAGAACCTAATTGCGCACCCTGCAATGCCCAGAACGGATTACCTGTTGTTGCGCCCAAAGCGCCACCTGCCAATCCGCCCAATACCGATCCCCATCCTGACGATTGCTTTTGCTGACGTTCCTGCAATCCATAAGGCTGCTGACCAAGAAAAGCATGGCTCATAGTATATAAATCACTCATGGCTTGCCGCTGTAAGTTTTGTCGATTTGCCTGTAGAGATTGTGCAAAGTCTGAACTAGCTTGATTTGCGGTATTCTGAAAACCGCTAGATCTACGCGCTCCCATTCCTGCGCCACTAAATCTGGACGCTAGACCACCCTGTAATGCGCTAAATTGCCTCAATGCCGGACCTTCCGACTGCGCAAAGGCTCCTTCATCACCATTTGCAAGCCGCGATATATCACTATCTGGGCCAAGCATCCCAAATAGTTGTTGGTAAATATCCATACCTTCGGGTGTGAATTGTTGAAACCGGTGATGCCCTGAAATATGCTTCTGCCGTGGATCTAGACCGCGCATCTGCTTTCCTTGCATGCCTGTAGAGCCCCCACCTCCGTATCCTGTTGCTCCGGTCATTGAACTAGACATTGTATACCTCAACTTTTCTTTAATATATCAAGGAAAGGAAATCCATTCGAGTGTTACTTGTCCGAACTGAATCACTGGAGTAAAACCCGTACCTACAGAAATAAATATCTTCGTCAATCCTACATAGAGACTAACCTGATTGTCTGCTGCCAATACATCGACATAAGGCAATGGATAATAAAATGAACTTGATCCAGCGCCAATAGCAAAGAACGTTCCCCAGATCCTTACGAATTGGCTTATATCTGCAGTATTGATGTTATGGGGAAAGCTATAAAGGCCTGTTATTGGACCTGTGAATGGATATGATTGTCTGATGCCTTGCTGCCTTTGATTACCCTCCAGAAACCATGATTCGCCACTAATCGCCGGCCTAGTCGATGGGAAAAGTCCTATTGTGCGGGCATTGACAGTTTGAGCAATGTCAACGTAAGATTTATTGATCTCTACGGATAGCTCATTCGGATCATCGTCTGGAAATTCTCTAGATGTTCTAAGATAGGGTGAATGGTTAACGAAGTTATTCATGCAAGCACCATGCTGGCTGTCACATCGAGGATGAAACCATGCAGTTCTATCTCGGCAAACTGGTTATTGAAACCGGTATCTCGCATCTGTGCATCTGAAAGAGTAAAACCTACTTGGACCGTATCACCAAGTAATGATGTATTCACGCGATGCCAGATCTGCTGCTGCGGGGTATTTGCCGTAACCATTTGGAGATTGGTATTAAACGCTGTTAATCCAAGATTCGTACTCTCAGGACATGTATAGAGAACCGTTGAATAGATCACGCCAGTATTAACCGGTCCTGTTATCGAAGCATTTACCTGGCCATTAGCATTAAAGGGCGTTCCTATACATTCACTTAAATAGATCAAAAGCGTGATTTGCCCATTAGGAGTATATGATAGAAGATATTGCTGCGGTCCTAATCTAGTCTTGCGCGCCATTGCCCAGCTTACAGGAAACTGCTTCGTCTGAATAAAAGGTATATACATCCTGGTAATCGTGGCGCCTCCGGTATAATCGCTACCGGTTGAAGAGATGGGAGGATTTAAAGTAAATGTGTTCTCTGTAATATTCTGAACCGAGAAAATGTTGCCATTGACTTGTGAGCTAATCGCTCCCGTCGTCCCATTGATGATGATGTAGTCATTATTGCTTAGACCATGATTTGCACTCGTGACAGTATTTGCAGTGAAATATTGAATATAAAGAGATGGCGCTTCATTAGTACTAATAGAATCTCTTATTAAAACATATCCCTGCTGATTTCCGGCTATTACAATAGGCTGAAACAATTCCACTGCAAACGAATTCCAGGGCGTATTCCATGTCCCCCATGTCAAATCAGCAGGCAAAGTCCCCCATGTCAAACCTGTTTGCCTTTTGAATTGACCATAAGTCGTATATGACTCATTGAAAATAGCCCAAGAAGTGTCTCGGTAATTATAAAGAAGTGTCTGATCAGGAAAAATTCCAACACTTGTATTGTCAGCGCCTGCAACATAGGTAAAATAAATCCATTCATTGATGAAATCGCGCTGTGCGGTGATACGTTCTGTTCCATTGTCACTTAAGTTGAAGTCAAAAACATTATCGGGGATATCAAGATCTATACGCTGCGTCCCCGTCTGGCTAGTGGCAACGATCCCCCTACTTCCTATTGTGAAGATAGCTCTATCAAAAGTAATGCTCGAGAATGTGCTGCCTGATCCAAGCTCAGAATTAACGAGGTAGAAGTTGAAAGGGACGATGTCATTTCCTGTATACACAAGCCGGCTTTGAAGCCTTTCGAATCCTACAATCAGAACATCTTCATTTGCATTCACAGTCCGTATCTGTTGATCGACACCTGCCGTAATGAATCCACCAAAGCCTGTTGAATCTTCGAAAAATGCTGGGGCTGTTGCAGTATATTGTGTATTGCCAATGAAATCAGGAGTAAGGATAGGAAAGAATGTGATCAATGGCGATGTAGGATTATCAACTTGAGGTATGATCGTAGGATTGGTAAAGGAAGCAGTATAGTAAGGCGTCCCATTCTGGCTATAGATGATAGTATCCTGCAAATAGACTTGACTGCCAGCGGCTGAGGATTGAACGACAGGTCCAAAGAAAAGAAGGCGATCTTTGAAAGGAACAATCATCCTAGCGCCAATAAGATAATAAACCGCGGGCGGCAATTCACCAATCGAATATGGAGCCTGGCTTAAGGGAGGAGCGAAGTTCACCCATCCATCCCCTTGGACAAATGTCTGCGTCGGGAATGTACCGCTTGTCGGATCTCCATCAAACCAGCGAATACAATCTTGCGTAGTATTAGAACGATTTGTCAGATATTGGACGATGCCACCATTTGAATAGGCTCCAGCAATTGTTGCATTAGGGAATTTAACGGTGATGACTGTTCCTGCAACTCCTGTAACATATCCTGTCTGCCAGTTTATCCCAGTTATTCCAACAACTTCGTTGATATAGACGAAATCACCAATGACCAAAGGGGTGCCAGCTCCGATCGTTATATTGGCTGTGGTTGTGCTTGTCACGGTTATTGAAGTGATGACTCCATACTGCATGCCGAGATTCGAAATGTTGAAAGGAATTGGGATTCCATTCGTTGCAAAGAGAGCACCTTGATAGTTTGTGGTCCAAAATTGCTGGTAATTCTGGCCATTCCAGGTAGTTGGCGTTGGCGTGGTTTTCGGTGTATAGCCTGGTAATGAAGACGAAATAGGAGGATTCTTATAAAAACTTACATCATAGGCATTGTAAGGAAAGTTCGTCTGAATCAAATAAGAGTAGTCAGTATCAAAAGCAAGCGTGCCAGGAAAAGCATTAGAAGATTGCGTAAATTCTTCAAGGCCCATGACAGGCAAACTAGGATAGTAGATGATTGGAGCGTTAGGTTGTGATCCTGTGATGGTAAGAAGCCCTGTAGTCAAATTAAGCGTTCCACTTCCCGCACCATTGGTCAAAAGCATAGCTATCGGCGTCGAAGTCCCTGGATCCACAAAGATATCGGTTGCGCTTGATCCAATAACATTGAATAGAACCGTTCCAATCACAATTGGCGCAGGAGCGAGTGTGACCGTTAAAGCCCCCGCACCATTGGTCGTGCCAACATAACGCCCCAGACGCGTCAATGGACTAGTTCCGCGTTTACGTTTGACTCTACCACGCCATTGATAGGCGTTGATTAATGCCGGGAAATTGTCGTTGTCGATGACGAATGGCGTCCTGTCACTGCGCAAGCCTTTATCAACCGGACCAACAACGATTTTTTCGCCCATCAGTTACCTATGGCTATCCAAGTAAAACCAACATAGGACGATGTACTTGAATCAAAATTACAAGTAAATCCAGTCTTACTGACTGTGCCATTTTGCAAAGAAGCTACATGTATCGTGCCCGTTCCTCCAGTTGAGCAAATTGCAGTTATAGAAACGACAACATTTGCTGTAGTAAAGGATATCGGAAAAGTAACGACAATCGTAGAGGGAGAAATACCTGCCGACCTAGTAACTTGTCCATATTGAAAAAGCAAATTTCCAGGCATGAAGGTCCAACCGGCCGTTTGTGTATAACCTGCTGTAACTGTTCCTGAAGCGGTAAATGTACTAAATGTTGTATAGCTTGCATCAATCATGCGAGTTAGCTGATAGGGATTAGCTCCGGCATCAGACGTTGCAAAAAGTTGACTTTGTCCAGATGTATTTGCATATAATGCCGCTTGTCCGGACGTAATGGATGGAATCGATTCAACGGGCATTCTCACCTGTTTGTGATAGCCATTATTCACCAATCCAAATCCAATATGATCGACTGCAACATAGTTATAGATAGAATTATTGTTCGTAAGCATTCCAGGTTGATCTGTGCTAGGGTTATCGTTAACCGCAGGAATGTTTAAGTTATAATTGTAGATCGTCATACTAGTTTGTCTGTCCTCCAAGGCTATTTGAACCTTGTTCTCCCTGATTTAGTCCTTGTGAATATATTGTCTGCGTTCTTTCGGATGTAAATTGCCGCTGAGAACGCTTCCAAACAAGAATCTCTTGCTCTAAGAAAAGAGGTTCATAGCGATCGAACTGCTCCCAGTCTCCAGTATCTGAAAGTATCTTTCTAGCGGCACCACGAGCAATATATTCACTCATATATGCAAATGGAATTGCAGCCGTTGTAGACAAGAAACCAGCCGGCGTAAGATACGCATCAATCTCTACAAGATACTGTCGATCCGGTGGGCTTCGGAAAGTCAATGTATTATTATTGAACAGCACACCACGAGGCAAGCCACATTGAAAGAGGAATGCTTGAGCACTGATCGCCGCTCCTGCAGCAGGTGGGGTTTGAAATGTAACATTTCCGACGCCTGTAAAATAATTAATATAGTTGGCAAAACTTGATACTACTCCCCCCGAAACATAGGCGGTAAATGCTGTTGAGTTGACATTGAGAGTTAGGGTAGTACCACCATTAGCTACGACTGTATAGGTGTTTCCGTTCAATTGTGTCATCCCGACCACACCTTCAATAATTACTTCCTGACCGATTGCAAAGGCGCTTGTCACTGTCAACACGGCTTGGTCGGCTTGCGTAATACCTGTAATTACAAAGGAAGTCTCATAACCATTTGCAGGGGGGGAATATCCAAAAGGGGCAGCTCCTGGATACATCAACAAGCCATAATTTGGCATGTTAGACCCCCCACTTTGTAGAAACTGCCCACTGTCTTGAACGACTAGACTGTTTCCATTGGCATCTACGGAGGTGATATAAACAGCCGAATATATGCTTGTAGATGGCACTACCATCACTCCCGCATTATTTAAAAGCGTAGTCCCAAATATAGGATCTATGTAAGAGCCAATAAAGTTAGATGCAACGATAATGCCATTCGTATCTGTGTGCCCCCTAAGGAAATACTGAAAAGGTGGCCCAAACTGAAATGGTTGCCCTTCTGGTTCGTTATTAGGAGTAACGGGGAAGGTAAAAGTGAAATTCGTCGTCACCCCATCTCCACAGCCTATGAAATACATCTGCTGGACAACATTTGGCCATATATTGAAAAAGGAAGTCTTTTCAACCTGCATAGGCACTTGAATGCCATTGATATAGACTGGGTCAAGAAAACCCTGGTAAACAGGATAATAGCTGATTGTAGAGCCTCCAGGCTCTACCTGTAGATTATATAAAGGCGTATTGTATTGATCAACGCCAGGCTGCGTCTGAAACTGGTATTTGCATTTCAGATCAAAAAGCTGGATCCTAGCGTCGACATCCAATATCCAAAAACGGTTGACATAATCTATCAGCAGGTTATCTGTGATCTGCGCATTCGAAGGGCTTTTAATCAACCTACGAATATAGGTCAACACATCTTGAAGGAGATTGATATATCACCTATTATTTACCAGCACCCATAAAAATAGATCGATGGCTTGAAACAGGCCTTGCATCGATGCGATTGATTGTCGTATCAACGACCATATCTCCATAGAATGTATTGCCACCTTCTGTAAAGGTAGGCTTATTCTCTGTCTTAAGACGATGATATTGGCACTTAGTCAGTCGCTCTGCTAGATATCTAGGACCCCATACAGGACGATTTGAAGGGACCTTCCAAAACTCTGCTGGAACACCAGGGAAGGGCTTTGTCCATAGTTCGATCGTATCGCCTTTAAGTTCATTGTGCTCTGCAATGAATTGCACGTATTCTTTTGCGAAGTTGTATTCTTCTCGAAAGCGCTCATTGAATTTCTCGGGGCTTCGTGACCAGTTGGAAGGCTTAAGATACACATCGTTCAACTTGTCTTTGTCTTTCTGCGAAAGCTTTGTCTGTGGTTCTAAATCTTGCTTTGGAGCCGCATTCATCCTATCCAAAGTGAGCGCGTCGCAGCTATCTTTGAATTGATCGAATTGCTTTTCTGCTTGTTCGATTTGGCTTTGGTTTTCAGGTGCTAACATTTTTGGTTTGTCTGCCATATTACCTCATAGTTTAATATTTATTTAACATATCACTGGACCGGGCTTACGTCAATAAAACTTCCAGGTATACAGGGTTTGGTACAAAAGGGCCCAAAAGCATTGATATGGCCAGAGTTTATATCGCCAACAGCCATAATTTGCGGAGGCGTCTGCGATTGATTAGGAAGGAATGTCGGGGTGGGAATGAAAGCATCCGTTCCGACCGAATTGATGCCAACGACGATCGAATTGGTAGTTGGAATGGACAATACATAGCCGAGCTGCTCGTTAAGCTGCGAAGCTCCATACTTAGAGGGCATCGTAATGCGAATAAGCTGGCCTACTACATAGTTAGGAACAACGTTATTCGTCCCATTAGCCATCGTCACTGTCGTTACCTGACCATAGCTCAATGCAGTTATCACGAAGCGGCTAGGTTTATACCACTGCGGTTCGATCGGCAAGTTGCTATAGGGTGGAATAGGATATGAAACTACTGTACTTCGCATAATCCTCACAAAAAGGGAGGGACCAAATCGTCCCTGCCCTTGTGTTCATCATCACTCAGATTTCAAGGCGTGCTTAGATCATGCTTATAGGCATGCCAGATAATCTGGTTCGTAGCCGCCATGATCGTTGCAGTACCATCAACAGCCGCGATACCAGAGCCAATAACAAACCCTTGAGAGGTATTGTTAATATAGGCGCCTTGAATTGCTGGTCCATTGATTGTAGGGCCTGTTGCATTGCTATTACCGCTCCATACTTGTGGAGATGGATAAAGTTGCGTGCCCAAATATGGCCATCCACCACTATTAATGTCGCCAACAGCTACAAGTTGAGGGAATTTCTCCCCAGGATAACTTGCATAAAGCTGGTTGCTATTATATGCGGTATAAGGCGTTGAGTTTAGATTCACTGTAACCGTAGGCGTTGTCAAAGAGGTCGAGACCGCTGTGACATAACCATAGATAGGTGAACCCGGAATTAGGGTATTAGGAAGGGAATTCAGCTGGTATGTGCCCCAGATCAGAGGAATCCTAAAAGCCACTTCCTGCCCAATGACAAAGTTTCCGGGCATTGTCAGTGCTACTATTGTTTGTGCTCCAAGAGTAATACCACTGATAAATGCCAATCCTGGTGCATATAAAGCCGGGAAAAGTACCTGCTTATATGAGCCAACGTTTCCTGTCGAAGTCGCCGTGTTAAAGGCGGTATAGTTCGTTTGGTTTGTGTTCCATGGTATGCTGAAGGTTGTCGCCGATAGCACAGTGACAACAAAAGGGATGCCGCCAATTTGCTGCATGCCTGTCGTTGCTGTCTGAGCTAAGTTCGCGAAAATAACAACATCGCCGGATACTAAACCGTGATTGCCAACGGTTGTAACAACAGCAGCAGCAGCCTTACTGATCGAAAAATCAGATACAGGTGAACCACCATGTTGAACAACTGGACCATACTGAAACTGGAGTCCAGCAGAAAAAGCACTGATACCAGGGCCTACGCCTGTTGAAACAGTCGATGAACCAATAGTATCAAATACCGTTGACGTTGTACTTGCGCTATACAATTCAATCATCGTTGGATTGAGCGAAGTAGCAGTGTCAATAAAGCTTGCATCCCACCAAGCTCTTGTTACAGAGTGCGTGGCAGCTGTTTTTATATTTGTGTAGTTCCAGATTTCAACGTAATCAGGTTGAAATGGAAGGTTAACAAATTGCGACGTTCCAACAGCTGTGAAATTACCTTTTGCCATTTTTGAATATTCAGTCATTTTATGGCCCTCCCAAAGAACTGAGTCTCGTAGAGTTTAGGTTTCTGATCGCGGTATCTTGCGTAATCGCCTGCGCTTGCGCGAATTTGACCGCTAGAGTCGCGTTCTGAGCCAACATACCACTGTAATATGGGTCACGATAAATCAGGTTCATGGAATATCCATCCTGATTAATGTGAGTCAGCGCCTGCTTACCTAGAACTGTATTGTAATAGACGTCGGCACCATTTGCAGATGCACCACGAGCAACAGGAGCCTCAGAGCTTGTAAGAATACGTATGTTATAAACGGCGCCATATTCAGATGGCAACGCAGAAGCATTAGTAGGATAGTTCCATTGGTTAATGAAACCCAAGCCAACCAAAGCATCCATATCGCTCTGCAGCTCGGTAGACGTCAGCATGAAGTATGCTGAACGTATAGGGCCTGTACCGAATCTATCCATACCTTCAATACCCGACATGAACTTGTATGCGTTGTTCGTGTCTAAAGTAGTAGCAACCAAACTAAAATCGCTAACACCAAGATTCGTAGGATTATCACCATTAGAACCGCCTCCAGCATTGATCTGAGATGCAGCTGAAACGATGTAGTCCCGAAGTATGAGATCCTCAGCCTGCCTCATGGCTATTGCTAAACGCTCCGATACCCAGGCTAAAACGCCTTCTTGGTCTTGAAGTATCACCTGTTCATTGATGATACACCCTGTCCCAAAAAATGCCATTTGGGCATCTATGATATCGCGTTGAGGCACTTGAGCCGGAGGGTCAATGCCTGAGTTACCCAACTGTACGGTGGGCGGTACTAATGCGCGTGGGCGCATAAAGCGGCAAGTCGTACCACCAT